GAGGTTATAGAACGTCCCTCTGCATGTAGTGTTACCTCAACAATCGGATCAATTCCAGTTCGGCCCATAATTCAAAGATCTATTTAAACAAAAACTTTGTGTAGTCAGTTGTTGCTGGTTTTTCGTTTTTAAAATAATACTCAAAAGATTTTTTAATTTTTGGTATGTATATTAATTTACGAAAAGCAGTTGGCACGGTGGCTCCAGTTGGCAATACTTTAAGTGGAGCAGTAAACTCTAAAACAATTGTAACTTCTATTGGTCCGTATTGTTTAGCTAAAACTCTTTCATGTTCTTCTAAAAATTTCCAAGCTCCTCTATTTAAGTATTGATCTTGTAATGCACAATTTAAATAGCTAAAAGTTTGTTTAAGAGTTATTGGAGAACAATTAAAATCTGCTGCTGGAGCCATGTGTCCTTTATCATAAAGATTATTTACATAATCTGCTGCGTCTGAAGTAATTACTGAGTCTACTTTATAAAAATCCATTCCTGCTCTTGATGCTGTTCCATTAACACAAGTGATTGTATACTCAATTAACATTGGTTGTTGAAACTTTTCATTATATACTATATGAAATATTGGAGAGTAGATACTAACTCTTTCTCTCAATGGTTTCTGAGCAAATAATAAAACTGGAATAATTAAAATTAATACGATTAGTAATACTTTTTTCATGTTTAAGTTATTAGGTTTATGACATCTTGTTTAGACATAACTCCAGAACGATGTTTCACAACCATGCCAGCATCATCTAATACAATGATTGTTGGTACTGATCTTATTTGATGTTTTTGGGCTAATTCAGGAGCCATGTCAACGTCTATGATAGATACGTTAGCTCCAGTCTCTACGATTGCTTGATGCACTATTGGCTTAAGCGTTTTACATGGTCCGCACCAAGTAGCTGTAAAATAATATACTTTATTCATACTTTATTTTTTGTTATCTTTAATAAATATCTCTTATATCTTGTTAAGTAATTCGTAATGTCTTGGATAAACATGAAGATTTGTAATAAACCAATGCATAGTTCCGATAGGATATCCTAACTTATCTGATACTTGTTCCATTAATCTAGAAAAAGTGTATTGATCATTACAAAATCCATAAACTAAGTCTATTGATCTAGCAAAAACGGTTAAATGTAACAAATCATTTTTTATATAAAAATTAAGAACTAAATTACATGGAGTATCATACTTATATTGATCTATTTCATGAACAAGATAATGAGCAACTACTGCACGTCTACTCTCTTTATGTAATCTTAATTCATTAATAACTTTATTTAATTGATTATTATATTTCCAAAAATATCCATAATTAGAGTTTACGTTTTTGGTACCAGGAATCATCATATTATTCCAGATTTTTGCTCTAGCAGCTATCTCAGTAGCATCTCTATTCCCTTCCTGGTACCATTTCCATTCATACTCAGCATAGTCTTCTTTAAACTTTCGTTCTTCAGTTTTTATTACTTTCTCTTCTGGATTATCTACTGTAAAAGATACATTAAACTTTGCCTTTGTTCCAGCAAACTCTTCTCCAGTTAGGATAATATCTTTAAACAAAATTTCAAAAGCTTCAGTTGGACTATTAAATTTCATGTTTTATGATTGATATAAATTGTTGTAATAATTCTATTCCTGTTCTATCTCTATATTCTTCTAAATATATAACTTTTTTTACGCCTGATTGCAAAATAAGTTTTGAGCATTCTTTACAAGGTGATAAAGTTAAATATAGAGTGGATCCATTTACTGCGTATCCAGAACTCGCTGCTTTAAGTATAGCGTTCATCTCTGCATGTATGACATGATCTTTAGTGTTCTTTTGATCATCTTCACAACAATTATCCATGCCAGTTGGAGTACCATTATATCCAAATCCTATTATATTATTATCTTTTACTAGTATTGCTCCAACCTTTGCTCTGGTGCAATGAGATAGCAAAGATACCTCTTTGGCCATGTTTAGATATACTCTATTAAGTTTTTTTTCTTTATAGGCCAGTTGATCCAAATCCCTTTGAACCGCGCTCTGTGTTTCTTGATTGTAACTCATATACTAATTCTACTTCAGCGTAATTAATTGGTAAAAGAATAAACTGAACTATCTTTTGACCTGATATAATCTTTTGAGGATTGTTTGATGTGTTAGTCATATGAAGATGGATTTCTCCTTCATAGTCTTCATCTACTACACATGCTCCAACCATAAGTCCTTGTTTAGTTGCTACTCCAGATTTATTAAATGCTATTAGTGCATAACCTGTAGGAACTTCTGCTTTAATACCACTTGGAATTAGTAATGATTGTCCTGGATCAATTGTTGTGGTGGGATAATCATCTGGCACAAAAAAATCTATTCCTGCTGATTGATCTGTTCCTCTAGTTGGGGTTTTTACGTTTCTTATAACTTGTACTTTCATTACTTTGTTTTTTCGTATTCTTCTTTAAAATGATCTTGCATAGCTGCCATATATGAAATAGCATCTAATAAGTTGTCGTATTTTTTATTGTATGATTCTCTAGATAGTTTAAGTGCTATCATGATTTTGTAGCAGTCTTCTACAGTGATTTGTTTATCACACATTATAGATGCTAACTTAGACATTCTTTCCATTCCGCCAGAGAAAGATCCATATTGTCTATCTTTTTCTTGAGCGCGTTTAAAAACTATGTTATTTGCTTCTTCTAATATATTCATAACTTGTATTTTATCAAAAATATAACTTTTATTTGATAATGAATAATCATTATTCTTAGTAAATAAAAAACCTCTACATATATTGTAGAGGTTTACTTTAAACTTTATAATTAATTAAAATTACATTTTAACTTTTTGTTCTGCTTTTTTAATCATACTAAGCACCTTATTAGCAGATTGTTCTACTGGAATATCAAACATACCTATTCCAAGATCAATGTTTATTCCTTCTTTTCCATCTAACATTTTTATTGGAGTATCATACTTTGCGGTATTTCTTAATCCAAATAAACTTTTAACCATTTTAACTGGAAAAAATTCAATTATAACGTCTAAAGTAGAAAATTCATGAGGTTCAGTTTCATAATTATCAACACGAGCACCCTCTTCATCTGAAGATTTTATTATAACACGTAAGTAACTTCCATCTGGGAATTCCTTTACGCATAATAAAGATGGAAAACCCATATAAGAAGAATCCTCAGTTTCATAACCCATGCCTTTTAATAATTGATCTAGTCTACTAAGAACGTCAGTTAATTTAGCTTCATTTAATGAATGGTTCTCTTTTAATAATCCAGCTATTTTTTGTAGTTTTTTTACTTCGTTTAATTGTGATTTCATTTTAAAAATTTATATCTATAAATATACAAAAAAAAAGGCCCCTACCATATAGATAGAGGCCTATTTTAAAGTTTAAAACTTACATCATTCCCATTCCAGGATTAGATGGCTTTTCATCTTTGTCTTGCTTTTCAAAAATAACTGATTCAGTTGTGAGGATTGTTGCAGCTACTGATGCAGCGTTTTTAACCGCGGTGATCACAACTTTAGCTGGATCAATAATTCCTGCTTCTAGTGCATTTACAAGTTTGTGATTTTTTGCATCATAAACTTCACCGTATCCAGGGATATAATTCCACCAATCTTCAATTCCAGCATTAGATAGTATCTTCTTAAATGGAGCTTGCAAAGCTACTCTCACAATTTCTCTAGCAATAGCAACATTTCTGTTGTCTTCTGATCTATGGTTTCTTGCAACTTGGAATAAAACACTTCCACCACCAGGAACAATTCCATCAAGCAACGCAGCTTTTGTTGCGTATAGTGCATCTTCTAATCTGTCTTTCTTTTCTTTAATCTCAATGTCTGAGTTGCCTCCTACATTAATGATAGCTACACCTCCAACTAACTTACCAAGTCTTTCTTGTAGTTTTTCTTTTTCATAGAAAGATTGAGCCTTTTCTATTTGATCTTTAATTTCAGTAGCTCTTACTTCAATCTTTTCTTGCTCACCTTTACCATCAATAATAGTTGTTGTCTCTTTAGAAACATTAATCAATCTAGATTTTCCTAGCAACTCATTAAATTGTAGTGATGTAATTTTATCTAGCTTATGCCCTTTTTCTTTTGATAGGACTTGACCTCCAGTAATTATTGCAATATCTTCCATGATTAGAGTCTTTCTCTCTCCAAAGTCTGGCGCTTTTACTGCACACACATTTACAATTCCTCTCATTTTATTTACAATAAGAGTTGCAAGAGCTTCATCTCCAATATCTTCAGCAATAATTAATAGTGGCTTATTTTCAGAGTTAGCTTTAGTTAACACTTGAATTAACTCTTGAGCTGTTGAGATTCTTCCATCATATAAAAGGATATATGGATCCTCAAGATTAGCATTCATTGTTGTGTTGTTTGTTACAAAGTATGGAGATTTATATCCACGATCAAACTGCATTCCTTCTACAGTCTCAAGACTTGTTTCTCCAGTTTTAGATTCTTCTATTGTAACAATACCTTCTCTTCCAACTTTTTCAATAGCTGTAGTAATCAACTCTCCAATCTCTGGATCATTATTTCCTGAAATTGTAGCAACTTGCCTAATCTGGTCTTCAGAAGAGATTTCGGTAGCCATTTCATGAATTTCAGAAATTACTTCAGTAATAATCTTATCTATCTCATTTTTAATATCAACAGCGTTTGATCCTTGACGAATCTCTTTAAGTCCAGCCTTAACCATCTCGGTTGCTATTAGCGTTGATGTTGTTGTTCCATCTCCAGCTTCATTAGCAGACTTAATAGAAACTTGTTTTACTAACTGTGCTCCAAGGTCTTCAATGTCATCTTCTAATTTATGAAAGGCTTTTGCGCAAGAGACACCATCTTTTGTGACTTTTACTTCACTATTTGCTTCTCTAATTAGCACGGTTCTTCCACCTGGTCCTAGTGTTGATGAAACTGAAGCATTTAGCTTTTCAATTCCAACGAGGAGTTT